GCGTTAAAAGCTTTCATCGTCATGTGTAAGTTTGCGTTATATCCTGATCGGATTTCAATTTCACTCAAAGGCTCACGTTTTGGTGGTGATGTGTAGAGTGGTACTACATTTTTTACATGTGCGCTATTATCTGGTTTACGTGGGCAACATACAGTTGCCCATGAGTTTGTTTCATTCCTATTATCCTCCCATATCCAAGCCACAGGCTCTTGTGAATAGCTATCCCCGTTCAGCCTGAGTCCGCGAAAAGTCTCTGGCTCTGACTCAGTCTGCTTAACCTTATCTATTCCATCTTCCACCCCTTGTCGGTAACTAACCCAGTCAGGTTTAAATTCAGGTTGGACGAGTAGATCACTTGCCCCAAAAATATCTTTTAGTTTATTATATGTTTCAAGATCAAATGCTTTTAGCTCTTTTAAACCAGCACCATTATTTACTATCAAGCTTTTTAAAAGCTCCGAATATACTTCAATTAGTCGGTTTTTCTGAGGTTGTGCGAGTAGTTCAGCTATAGCCGCGTCAATCCTTTCATGTATGCCGATTGGAACAGCGTAATCAGACCAATAATCTGAACACTCTTTTAGCTCTAGCAATACCGCTAATACTTTACTCATAACTCACCTAACATCGTATAAAAAACATGCTTACCGATCTGGCGTGTTATATCGCCCTTTAAGTGCGGTTTAGTGCCGGTGTTCCAACTGTCAGCGCTCAAGACCACGCTTTTTTTGCTGTTTAGTGTTGATCTAGCCAGCGCCTCAAAGTGTGGCTTAAGCTCGGCAGGAATCGATTCTGATGTAACACCCTTCAATTTGCAGATTGAAACACCTGATCTAACACTACGATTTTTAGACGCTGATGCGATTGCCAGCACGCCTAAAAGACTTTCGCCCTTGGCCTCAGAAAACATGATGCGTGATAAGCACTGGACTTCCGAGGCGCTAGAGGCTGATGAGACTAGCAGCAGCGATAGCAATAGCCTTCTCATAATGCGTACCTTGATTCTAATGATTTAAGCTCCTGAGCCTTTCTGTACTTAGCTGTTATGATCGATAATTCTGCATTGTCACGCATAAAATTAATGATCATTTCAAGCATTGGCGCTGCCCACAGCGGCTCTGGGCCACTTAGTTTTTTTATATTAGCAAAGTATTCTTTATTAGCTAACTTCCACGCTTCGATCGATTCAACTGTGTAAAAACTATGGTTTAAATGCTGCAGACTCCACACACTGCCTATATTCCTCGTTGATGAATCGATGTTTGTAAGCTGCTGAGTAGTAATATCTAAACAACAGGCGGCTTGTGATCTAGTCATCAAACCATTTGCCTCCGCATAGCGTCTAGCAGCTTGGTGACTCGCATTCTTAGCGCTGATTTCTTTTTTGTGCAGCTGATAATGTTTTTGTGCTGAAGTTTGTGGCATAGTTATAACTCCTTATTTTTATTATAAATGTAGTTTTGCGCCCATTGCTGAGCGCGTCAGTGTTATTTAATTGCTACTCTAAAACCTGCACTTTCAATGCGGACACCTGCACAACCACCCGCTGCTTTAATTCCGACCTTATCAATAGTCGTGAATACTTTTTCTTTCCAGAACTCTGTCGGAATCTTGGTTTCGTCATCAATCTGCACCGACACGGGCAATTTTGCTAATTTAAGCGCTATGTCTGGCGCTGTTATTTTGTCGCGTCCTGACGTACTCATATTGGCTTGCAGATAATCACGTAACCAAGCGGCTTTATTCTCTAGAATAATTCTTCTTGCTTTCTGTCGGCGCTCAACTTCTTCAATTGCATTTGCTTGCGCTTCAATACTAGCAATAAAGCGACCTACATTTAAAAGCTTGTCATCTAGGTCGCCCTCTAGGTTCTCCATCGTGTCAATCGCAGTTTGTTGATCTACTTCGTTTTCTGGATCAGTTAAAAAATCCAGTGCTTGCAGATAACTGCTAGTTAGTTCATATAGTCTATTCATGATTCCATCCCTTACAGGCGTTAGTTTTATTAAAAGTGGCGGGTATGGCTTTGGAGTGCTTGCCACACCAGTCCGATTCTTTTGTGTAGTGGTAACAGCTTTCACAGCCTATGACTGGTAAATCGGCCTTATTCGGCTTATACCAGATCATGTTAGGTCGTTGCCATAGCGTTAAATATTGTTCAAACCATGCCCACTCATTCTCTAGTTCATCACAAAGCGCTTGATGATCTTCTTCTGCACAATGCGCCCAAACGACAGCCGGTTGATGCTGGTATTGATTACAAAGAGCCGTGAAGCGCTTGATGTAATCAATGGGTGTCATGCCGCTTCCTCGATTTTGCTAAAGTCATAATCCAGTATCTTGGCAAACTTTCCGCGTGTGTCTAGGAGTAGGCTGGATGGTTTGTTTAGGCAGTCAGCAGTTCTGGTAATTTCTGACTGTCCATAATCACCTTTATCTTTTGCATCGTTTTCAATTGAGCTATGAAAATCTGCAATACCTAAATAGTTGCGCTTATCCCACCACCTAACAGCCATTTCTTTGGCAAACCCCATCGGATGGAACACACACACAAATTCACTGGCAACCCGAATCGGGAACAAACCTTCATCATCCCAATAATCAACCCGCATAGTGTCCAGCTTGCCGTCTTTACCCGTATTTCTGGAATACGTTACCCGGCTAATTGCTCGCCACTCTGGTTCATAGTCGTTACTCAAGATAGCTTCACGACTGGCAGTTTCTTCTACCTTAAAAGCAGGTGCTGGGAACTCATAACCACAATCAGGACATTCGCGCCTTGCTGCATGAACGATACTTTCACATTCAGGGCAGGTCTTAATCGGCGCTTCCCCGTCATCACCTTTGGTCTTTTTCTCCCTAACGGTAATGGCGTCAATCGGCCCATGTCGGTTAATGTTTCCAGCATAATCCAACACTAAGCAATCAAACTTTGATTCAGCTAAGCGCATGCCACGCCCCCCCATTTGCACATAAAGCCCCGGTGATTGAGTCGGCCTTAACATGATTAAAAAATCAATGTTAGGAACGTCAACCCCTGTCGTTAAGCAATTAACATTAGCCAAACAACGAATTTCGCCTTTCTTTAACGCATCCAGTAAGAAATCACGTTCTGCTCGTTTGGTCTGTCCTGAAATAACCGCGCAACTAATGCCCAACTCATTTAAATAAGCACTAACATGGCTGGCATGGTCTACCGTGATGCAAAACACCAAGCCGGTTTTTCTATTGCCTATTCTCGGTAGTGCATCCAGTAGGGCGCTTTCTGTCAACGGGTCAACCACGGTCATCAATTCACTGTCGATAAATTCCCCTCCGCGTTTTTTAACAGAGCTAGTATCAATAATAAAACTGACTTTCTTGGTGGTTAACGGTGATAAATAACCCCTATCAAGCAACTCGTTAACGCTCACTTCATGAGCAATACCAGTAAACAGCGCACCATCACCTTTATGTAGATAGCCACTATCCAAGCGGTAAGGCGTGGCGGTTAAACCGATTACCGGAACTTTTCCACAGAGTTTATTCATTTCATTAATAAACTCCCGATACATACCGGCGTTACCTTTTGGGATTAAATGACATTCATCAATTATAATGAGCGAGAAGTCCCCCAACTTATGCGCTTTGTTATGAACTGACTGGATGCCGCAAAATAAAACTTTATTATTAGTTTGCTTCTTTCCCAGAGAAGCCGAATAAATACCCGGATCACATTCCGGATAGGTGGCTTTTAATTTCTCAAAGTTTTGCGTTAGCAATTCTTTTTGGTGCGCCAAGATAAGAACACGACGACCACCGAAGCGCTCTATCATGTCCTTCACCAATGCAGAAATAACCAGGCTCTTTCCTGCTCCCGTTGGCAATACCACTAATGGGTTGCAGATTGTGTTATCTGCTTTTCTTGCTCTAAAATAATTCCAGATCGGTTCTGGTTCTTGGTAATCTCTAAGTTGGTACATGTTCAACCTCGAAGGGTTTGCTATCAGGAATATAAAATCTATGCGTCCATAGCGGCCACTTTGCTTTTCTTAACCATTCTTTTGCTTCGTTGGTTTGCTCTTGAAAGCGCCTATTTTCAAGCGGACTATCAGGCGAATAACGCCTGATAACCTTCCGTCCATCTACATACGTTTGAACAGCTAAAAATATTCGTCGTTCTTGGCTCATCCTAGAAGGGCATATCTTCATCTAACGCCGTAGCCAGTACCGGCTTAACTGGCGATCCTTCATAAGCCTTTATGATATTACGATAAACCTTTTCACCGTCATTACGCTTATTGGTGCTGTACTCGTCCAGCTCCACATCAATACTGACACTTAACGGTTTGTCGTGAAATTGCGAGGTGTCATTAACTTGACCAATACCCAAGGCGGTACAAATTTGTTTCATGCGGGTTTGAGCAATGCGCTGGGCTATTTCGTTTTTATGGACTACACAAAGAGTATCAAACAGGGTGCGACCTTTCGCTTTGCCTTCCTGAATAATCAGCTTCAAGGTCAGGTTAGTTCCAGTGCCATTTTTGTTGGGCGTTAGTTCAGACTCAACGATAATAATAGAGTAGATGCCTTTAGGTACGGGTGCAAAACCTACCTCCAATTCCTCTACGTCAAGAGGGTTAAATGCTTTGTTGCCAAATAGTGCCGCTAAATTAGCCATTAGATAGTTTCCTTAGTTGTTAAAAGTTCTTTTTGTTCGTTCTTGGTGTATTCGTAGGTTTTTTTAAGCTCCTTCGGTACTAAGTTCCAGCATGAGGACAAATCATCCATCGATGTGCAGGACTGAATCAGCGATAAATAATCTGGTGTTGCTTCCTTTTCCTCTTCCTCAGGCTGTACATCAATGCCTTGCTCTAGCCATTTAAACAGCCGCTTGCCTGTTGCAATACTGATTACAGTCGGGTCTTTATCGGTAAACAACCCGGTACGGTCTTTACTAGCAACGGCATAATGACCATCATGAATAATGTCTAACACCGTGGTTAACTCATACTCAACCCCGTCCCGTTGCTCGGCCTTCATGCCCAGCTTGACCACCGATTTTTTACCGGTAATGCTTTCTTGCTGGGCGGTTTCGGTTTTACTCCTAACTGTGACAATAACGTGCATCTTGGATTGCATAATCCTATCTAAAAAAGCACGGTGTCTTGCTGTCGTCTCATTCCACGCGCTCCACGTATTGCCTCGGTACTTTGAGTGGGCTATCTGGTCGTTCAGTTCAAGACATCCACCGCTACCATTCCACTCATGAGTGATCGAATCTATGATTAGAATGTCATAGCCAGATTTCTCCGCGACGTTAATCGCTTCTATAAAGCGCTCAGGCGTATAAGGTGCGGACAATTCCAGCACATCAAACTCAGCCATTGTGGAGTACAATGACGCAGAGCCTTTCTCGGTATCAATGACAGCAATCTTACCGCTAATGCCAGAGGCTATTTGTAGCGCCCCATAGGTTTTACCGCTGCCACTAGGGCCAGTCAAGCCAAGGCGCAACCTTGATTTTTTTCTTTCTGCTTTTTGGAATGTAAATGACATTTTTAATCTCCGTTGAGTTATTCGCTATTCGTTTGGTGCTTAAAACGCTTCTTTGCTTAAGGCGCTTAAAATCTGTTCTTTTGCGTACTGGTCACAGTAGCCACGCAAATAAAAGCGCGATGTACTTTTAGGCGACAACCCTGCTATGCAGTCGCTTTTCCCTTCAAAATAGCGCATTCGCTTTATCAAAGCCTTAGTTAAGTTCATCAGTGCGCCCCGCTATTTATTAGAAAAGGCGGCTTAACCCCAATGATTGCCGTGACCGGACAGCCGATTTTTTCAAATACGGCATACAAGTTAACGATGTCAAATTTGACTGACATCCATCCTGAGCCGTTAAGCTTGCCGCACTCTAAGATAAATGCGCGTTCTTTCTCTACCTGGGTCATCACTCACCCCCTGCTTGATCAACAATGCTACAGACAGTCACTTGGGCGCTGTGTGCAGGTGTTGCTTTACTGTAAGCAAAGCTGGCGACAAGTCCGCAGATGATAATGGTGGCCGCTGCTGCCAGCTTGCTAATTTTTGCTTGAGAATGCTCGCGATGCCAATGCGCTTCGTGATCTTCGATTGACAACTTTGCAGAGC